AAATAAATACTATAAAGAAAAGATGTTAGAAGTTTATAAGTATGAACAGCTAATAAGTATGGATTCCGAAATAGTAAAGCTCTACTTTGTATCTGACCCAAAAGGAAACTATTTGTATTGGCTAAACTACTTAGAGATGCCTGAACCTGTAAAAATGTATTGTCCTGACACTACTATGTGGACTAAGAAACGATTACTAAAACCTGTATATCTTCTAAAAGAAGAACAAGCAAGTATTATAAACAGAGACTCATATAATTAAATTTTGTTAATAACTTTAAAAGAGTTATATTAGCTTGTATAACTTAAAAACAAAATTATGAAACATAACCACAATGCATTTGAAAATCAAATATTCAATCATTTTAGAGAAAAAGTAAAAGAAATAAATGCTGCAATAGAATTATTAATTGAGCATAATTATAAAATTATCGATTTAGAAAATCAAATTATAGATAAAGATAATATACAGAATATAGAAAAGAGATTTAGTTTTGATTATAAAAGAACACCTAAAACAACTTATGAAAAAACAAAGACAATACAGGAGTAATCAAGGTAGAAGTCCTGAAAAAGAAGAACAGATATTTAATGTTCTAAAAGTAGGATTCATAGCATTAATCGTAGCTACTATTAGTTGCATAATACTTAACTAATGACATTATTCCAAAATCAAGTTTATGAAGCTAACTTTAATTATATAGGTCAAGCTCTTGTTAAGGCATATGATACTAAAAAGAAAAATAATGAATCTACTAAAGAATTATCTAATCTTATTAAATGTGTAAATGAGATGCATATGTTTGCAGTAGGTCTTAGAAACGAAGTACAAGTATTAGACTTTAAATTAAAGATAGCTGAAGGAGATAAACTAAGAGCAATAGAAAGAGCAAGAAAATCAGAAAAACTATTAGAAAATGATACAACTATTAGACGGTAAGAACTATGATCATAAAGAACTATTATCTAAGATGGATGATGATTCTTTTTATTATGGAGAACTAAACAAATTAGCTTTAAGCAGTTCTTCACTTAAATTACTATTATCAAGTCCTAAGACTTATAAGCACGTTACTCAGTATGGTAATCCTGAAACACAACCATTAAGAGATGGATGGTTATTTCATACAGCTATATTAGAACCTCACGTTTTCAATGCACAGATATTTGTAGATGTAGCAAGTAAGAATACTAAAGCATTTAAGTTAGCTAAGGAAGAACACGGTAGAGTATTCACAATGTCAGAAAAGAATAAAGCTGAAAAGTTAGCAGATGCATTCTTTAGAAATGAACACGCACTTAGAATGATTACAGACTGTGAATTTGAAGTTCCTGCAATAGGGAATGTATGTGGTTATCCATTTAGAGGTAAAGCAGATGTTCTTGGAAAAGATAGAATAGTAGATTTAAAAACTACAACAGACATAAAAGGCTTTCCTTATGCTGCAAAGAAATATGGATATGATGTTCAATGTTATTTGTACTGTTCTCTCTTTAATGTGGGATATGAACAATTCAAATTTTTGGTAATGGACAAAGGAAGTTTAGACTTAGGTATATGGGACTGTTCAGAAGAATTTTATTTAGAAGGTAAAAGAAAAGTAGAAAAGGCAGTAGACATATTTGAAACCTTCTTTGTTAATGGAGCTGCATTAGATGATTACATATTAACTGGAACATTATAATTAATTAAAACAAAAAAAATATGAAAACAAAAAGAATTAAGAAAGGTACATTTACACCTAACTATCAAATTAAGGATTTGAAAAAAGCTAAAGTAAATAGAGATTTATTTGTAAAACATTCAGAAAACTTTGACAAGAAACTCAATAAATATGGATGGCTCTTGCCAATTACAATATCTGCAAGTGGTTTAATATTAGAAGGACAACATAGAGTTGAATCTGCTAAAAGAATGAAACAAAAAACAATTCCTGCATATATAGTTGACTGGTTAAATGATGATAGTGAATTAGAAGTTTTAAATACAATAATAAGTTTAAATAATTCTAATAGGGGTTGGAATACAATAAATTATTTAAAATCTTTTAGTCAACATAATGAGGACTATAAAGTTGTGTATGATGAAGTATTAAAAAATAAAAACACTATTACTGCAGGTAATATGATACACATATATTTTGGTAGAACTGTAGGTGTTTTTAAACAAGGTGAAGCTAAAATATTGAATATAGAATTTTCAAAATATCTTTGCAAGAATATATCTGCTTTAGTAACAAAATATGGTAAAACTAAAATACAAGCCTATCAAATAAGAGAAATGATTATTGTAGGAAATGTAAAAGCAAAAGGCAATATTCAAATTATGGATTATTTATTTAGAGAATATGATAAAATGGCTCAGGGAAATCATCCTGCTTTAACATCTATATCAGAATTTAGACCTTATATTGAAAATGAATTAAACACCTATTTATCTCTTGTAAAATGATAAACATTTACAATCAAGACTGTATGGAGGCAATGATGGAAATGTCAGACAATCAATTTGACTTAGCTATTGTTGACCCTCCTTATGGGATTGGTTTTGGAGAATTTAATAGAACAAATAAAGATAGTACAGGAAAAAGATATAAAGCTAATAAATATAAACAAGGTGATTGGGATACTAATATACCAAAAGATATGTATTTTAAAGAGTTAATTAGAGTAAGTAAAAATCAAATAATATGGGGAGGAAATTATTTTCCTTATATATGGAAAAATGGTTGCAAGGGATTTATATTTTGGTATAAAGGAAATCCTGTGCCAAATTTTTCAGATGGAGAATTAGCTTGGACTTCTTTTAATAAAGTTGCAAAACAATTTGATTATAGATATTATGGTGGATTAGAAGGTAAAACATCTGCATCAAATAAAATACATCCTACTCAAAAACCAATATCTTTGTATGAATGGTTATTAATGAATTATGCAAAAGAAGGAGATACAATATTAGATACTCATTTAGGAAGTGGCAGTATTGCAATAGCTTGTCATAATTTAGGATATGATTTAACAGGATATGAAATAGACAAAGATTATTATGAAGCTGCTAAGAAACGAATAGAACAACATAAACAACAAATAAGAATGTTTTGAAAGAACTAATACAAGACATAGACATCATAATAGATGCTATAGATATGGGAGATAGTGAAGATGCAATAAAAATGCTCCAGGAGATACAAAGAGAATTAAAAATTAAATTATTATTACTATGATGACAATGAAAAAAAGAGCTTATGATGTAGCAACTCAGGTTAGTAACCTTGCAGAGTTAAATCCATTTAACAATACAAGACAAAGAGATTTTGTAGAAGCAAGAGCTTTAATCTGCTTAATACTAAATAAATATCTTGGAATAGGATTAACAAGAATAGCAAACTTCTTCAAAGAGAATGGAAAGGATATGCACCACGCAACAGTTCTTCATTTGGTTAGAAGTTTTGATACTTACAAGTTTTACAATAAAAACCTAGACAAGTGGTTAGATATAGTGGTTAATGATATTGATGATGTGGGAAATGAAAACAAAAGAACACTTATAAGACATCGTATTAAATATCTTACTAATAAAGACATAGATGAACTAGCTCTCTATACAGAAGATATGTATAATAAAGTTTTACAAAAAGAGGAAGTGTGAAAATATTAAATCTATATGCTTGTCTTGGAGGTAATAGATATAAGTGGGGAGATGACCACGATATTACAGCTGTTGAGTGGGATGATGAACTTGCTAGGTTATATCAAGAAAGGTTTCCTAATGATACAGTAGTTGTGGGAGACGCTCATCAATACTTATTAGACCATTACAAAGAATATGATTTTATATGGTCAAGTCCTCCTTGTCCTACTCATAGTAGATTTAACATATCTATGAAAACAAAAAGAAAAATGAAATATCCTGATATGGCATTGTATCAAGAAATTATATTTTTACAATATTATTATGATGGCAAATATGTAGTAGAAAATGTTATACCTTTTTATGATTTATTAATACAGGGTTATAAAAGAAATAGGCATATATATTGGACTAACTTTAATCTTCCATCTATTTTAAGTGAAAGAAAAAATCCTGATTTAGGCAGAACTAAAAATGTAGTAGACGCTTTGTCAAAGTTTCACGATTACGATTTTAGAAAATATAAAGGGAAACAAAGTATTCAAAAGGTAGCAAGAAACCTTGTAGACTATGAAGCTGGTAAAACAATATTAGATACTGTAATGGGAATAAGAACAAAACAAAATATAAATCAAACAGAATTATTTTAAAAATTAATTTTATTTTTCGATATATAGATATACAATTTTGATTAATCAAAGTTTTTCAAAGATATGAAAATAGAAAACAGAGGAGGTAAAAGAGAAGGTTCAGGTAGAAAACCTAAGATAGAAGAAGTACAATTAATAGAGAAACTTACTCCCTTAGAACCTTTAGCATTTGAAGCTCTTAAAGATGGCTTAGAGAAAAAGGACTTTAAGTTTGTTCAGCTCTACTATAATTACTTTGCAGGTAAACCTAAAGAAACAAAGGATATAACTATAAACGAAGATGTACCTTTATTCATTGATTGATGAAAAAAGTATTAGATGTTTGTTGTGGAATGAAAGGAATGTATTTTGACAAAAATGATAATAGAGTATTGTTTTTAGACAAAAGAAAAGAAACACATATAGTAAAACGTAAAGATGGTTATGATAGAACTATTATAATTGACCCAGATATTATAGGAGATTTTACAGATATTAAACAACCTGATAATTCTTTTTGGCATATTGTATTTGACCCTCCTCATATCCCACAAAAAAAACCTACAGGAGCTATTTGCAAACAGTATGGTCATCTTACTGGAGATTGGAAAGATATGATTAAGAAAGGTTTTCAAGAATGTTTTAGAGTTTTAAAACCTAATGGCACTTTAATTTTTAAATGGAATGAGTGCAGAATACCAATTAAAGAAATACTTAAGTTAACAGATAAAAAACCTTTGTATGGTCATAAGTCTGGGAAAGCTATGCAAACTCATTGGGTTTCATTTATAAAAAATTAAATGTTTACAAAAACAGAAGCAGTAATAAAACTTAGAGAATTAGGAAGTAGAATAAGAATAGTAAGAGGAGGTTCTTCTGCAGGTAAGACAATAGCTATTCTTATGATACTTATAGACTATGCTATTAAAAACAATAACAAAGAAATTAG